TGGACGAGCGCCCGCTCGGCTCCGGTTGCGGCCTCGTCTCCGGCGTTGGTGGCGTGAGGCGGCGGCTTGCCGGTGTCCTTCTTGAGCATGCCGCCCCAGAAGTCCTTGACGTTCCCGGCCAGCTCGCCAATTGCGCCCTTCCCGGCGTCGACCAGGGCCTTGCCGTAGTACCGCCCGGCGGTCCCGATTGCCTCCATGGACCCGTCGACGAGCTGCTTGCCGATATCGAGCTTGGAGGCCTCTTTCTTGGCGGCCTCACTGGCCGCAGCCAGCGACTTGGCGACAGCGCCGGCATCGAACCCGGTGAGCTCCTTCACCTTGTCGCCGAGACCCACCGCGTCGATCAGCCTGGCGATCTTCTCGAAGGTGCCCGAGGTCAGGCTGAAGGCGCCGCTGAGTGCCGCTGCGATGGCCTCCTGGAGTACCTGGAAGGGGAACGCCAGAGCGCGGGCCGCGCCTACGGCGACGTCGTAGAGAGTGGACTTCACCCACGAAGCGGCATCATCCAGGGCCTCCTTCAGACCCCCGACGAAGTTCAGGCCCTCGCGCTTGACCTTGTCCCAGTCGATGCGAGCAACGACCTTGGCAAACTCGGAGGCGCTCTGAACCACCCACATGATGGCAGGGCGAAGGGCCTCGCCCAGGGATGCGGCAGCAGCCCGAACGTTGTCCTGGAGGGCCACCACGGCGTTGCCATAGGCGAGGGCGCCCTTGGGGTTGAGGTCGTTTGCGGCGTTGATGACCTCGCCGGCCGCCGAGGCCAGGGCGGTAGCAGCCTCCTTGGCGAGGCTGTACCCGCCTGCGAGGTCGGCAAGGGAGAGACCGTGCGACTTGGCGGCGGTGCTGGCCTCGCGCATCGACGACGCGAGCTTGCCCTCTTCCTTCGCAGCAGCGGCGGCGGACTCGCGCTGAGCGGCCTCGGCCTTGGCCAACTCCAGCATCTCCTCCATGGCGTTGCGCGTGGTGCGCCCCACCTGGACCATCTGCTGGAGGTACTGGCTGACGTCGGCGATGACGCCGACGCTGACCGCTCCGACCTGGGTACTCATCTACCCTCCACTCAGCCGCTCTTGCGCGACTTCGACTTTTTCTTCTGCTCTCGCTCGGCCTCGAGCCTGGCCTCCTCGATTGCCTCCTGCTCCCACTCCGCCTTGAGCTCGAAGAACGCGAGCCAACTGGCGACCTCGTCGGGATCCATCTCCCCCACTTCCGTCAGCGACTTGCCCAGGCGCTCACCGACGATGTGGAGGTGCTGGAGCTCCGGCGAGGCCCTCAGTTTTTTCGGACGGCCCCGAAGTCGCCCTTCTCCAGGACGTAGTTCAGCGCCTGGACGCCGAGCACATTGAGGATGCTGTGCTTGTCGCTGCCGCTCTCCTCGAGGGCCGCGACGTCGACCTGGTCGAACACCTTCTCGTGCGGCTGTCCCGCACTGTCGACGGTGTGCACCGTGGCGATGAGGGCCTGGATGAGCAGGAGCAGGCCGTCCGACTCCTTGGCGTCACCGCGCCGACCACGAGCGAAGATGTCGGCATGCTGACGGGCATTGGGGCGAACGAGCGCGAACTCCTTGCCCTCGAAGGCGACCAGGACGAAGTCGCGGCGCGTGGCCAGCAACTCGCGCCGGGAGTCGTCGCGGCTCAGTCGGGCAGGCAGAGGCGGCGGGCTGGCCTCCTCCTTTGGCGCCGCGACCGGCTCCTTGTCTTTGGGGTCGCCCTTGTTCGGATGCTTTGCCATCTGGGACTCCATCGCGGCTGGTGGATGCGGACACACCGCGCCGCGACGGTGCGCCCGGTGGTCTACGGAGCGCCCCAACCCGAGGCGGCGGCGATGACCGGGCTACCCCGGTCGGTGGCCTGCCAGGAGAGCGACCCCTGGGTGAGGTCCTTCGGGTCGAAGGCCACCTTCTCGTCGCCGATGAGCACCCAGGCCCGGAACACCTCGACGCCCGTGCCCTTCTCGTCGAGCTCCAGGAGGAGCGGGGTGCGGCTGGTCATCAGGCCGTACAGGGTCGTGGTGGTGCCGCTGGGGTCGATGTCGTCCTGGAAGTCGGACAGCATCTGCAGGTCGCCCTTGGCGTCGATGAGGGTCGGGATGCGCGCCTTGTAGCCGCTGCTGTTGAGCAGGGTGGCGTCGGGCATGTCGACCGTCTGCTCCAGCGTCATGCTCTTCACGCTGGCCAGGGCCGTGATGGGCAGGTAGTTCGCGTCCACCGTCACCGCGCCACCGGGCGTGAAGGACGAGATGAAGGTCACCGTGCCGAAGAGCAGGTCCTCGCTCTGGATGTTGGCGGCGGCGATGGCGCTGCCGCCGTCCTTCCACGTCCTGGCCACTGACGGGTCCAGGACGCGCTTGGAGGAGTTGCTGATCTGCCAGGTCTTGGTGACACCGACCTGGGCGCACGCCTGGGCGGTCATCGCGGTCGATGTGCCGGAGGCGGAGAGCTTGGCCTTGTAGGCCACCTGTGCGGATGCCATGGGCGTGCTCCCAGGGGACGACGGGGCTTAGAAGCTGACCGGGGCGGTGCCGGTGCCGACCAGGCTGACCGACGCCTTGGAGACGTCCTTGGGGTCGTAGGACGACTTGATGCTCTCGACGTAGGCCGGGAAGTAGTACCCGGTGGACGCCGTCTCGTAGATCTTCAGCCACACCTGGGTCCGGGCCAGCATCCCCGAGCGCAGGGTCCCGAACGGGGTGCTCGAGGTGTCCTTGTTCAGCTCCAGGGTCACCTTGTTGTCGAGCAGCACCGGGGTCCGCTTGTGCAGGCCCGCGCTGTTCAGGTCGGTGGTGTCGACCATGTCGGCCGACGAGTCCCAGTCGAGCTTGGTGTTGAGGTCGCAGTCGGCGTAGGTGCCAGGCGAGCCCGCCGAGTCGGGGGCGATCTGGACCTTGCGCGGATACGCGGCGGATGCGGCAGTCATGGCACAACTCCAGGGCCCGAGTTATGGGCCAAAGGGGCTATGGGCAGCCTTGGGGGGCACCCAGATGCGTGCAATTCCCGGTCAGTTCTCCCACCACAGCGAGACGTTGACCGAGAAGCGGATGCGCCCGGCGTCGTCCGGCGCCATCGGGGCGGGCTCGGAGGAGAGCGCGGTGCAGAGGGAGTAGCCCGAGGGGGCGTGGAGGTGCAGGGCGTCGCGCACCGAGCGGGCCAGGGCGAGCGCCTGGGCCTGGTCGTCGGGGGCGCTGGCGGGCGCCAGACAGACCACCTGCACGGACCCCTTGAAGAGGCTGGTGCCTGAGCCCAGGTAGGGCTCTGGCGGAGGCCCACCATAGGCGGTCACCCAGAGGGTCACGGCGTCGTTGCCGGGCTCCAGGGCGGGGCGCTGGGGCCCGTACTTGATGTCCGTGCCCACCGACAGCGACAGGGCTGTGGCGAGGGCTGCGGCAACGTCGACCTCGGGCTGCTTGGCGCTCATCGCTTCCGCCCCTTCCCGAGCTCTGCCATGGACTGGGCCACCGCCGCCTCGAGCTGGGGCTGGAGCTGGTCGGCCGCCGACTCCAGGAACTTCGCCTGCCCGCCGTTGGGGTGGTGGGCACTCAGGTCCTCGTGCACATAGATGGCGTGGTCAGCCGCAAAGCCAACCTCCACCGCGTTGCCGCGGGTCTCGACGTAGCCCGAGTTGTGGAGCTCGCCCGTGTCCACCGGCACGAGTTGCTGGGCCAGGCCGAGCACCTCCTGGGCCCACTGCTCCAGGCCGTAGACGGCCGACTCGGAGCCCTCGTCCGCGAGGCCCTCCAGCTTGTCGAGCAGGTCCTGCTGGCCGGTGACCTTGACGCTCATTGGAGGTCGGCCTCGTAGAGGGTCAGCTCGCCGTACTTCTGGGTCTGGCTGGTCACCTGTCCCAGGCGGCGGGCCTGCAGGGGCTTGGTGGTGTCGGTCCCCGGTGCCCACACCCGGTCGCCCGCCTTGACCTCGGTCGTGGTCCAAAAGACCGTGGCCGTGAAGATCTGGACGCCCTGGGGGGTGGGCACCCGGCGATAGACCGTCTTGGTGTAGCCCTTGATGGTGCTGACGCTGCCGTAGGTCGGCGAGCCGTCGTTGGCGCTGGAGGTGACCCGGGCCAGGCCCCAGCCGTCCTTGAGCCAGGAGGTCACGTTCACGGCGACACCGCCCGGACATAGCGCCCGATGAGGTCCAGCACCGGCTTGGGCAGCCCGCCGCGCTGGTCGGTGTAGGTGTACGAGGCCCCGAGCAGGCTCTCCGACTTCACGTTCGGGTTCTCGAGGCGCTCCAGGTACATCGCCTTGACCCCGATGAGGCAGGCCCGCTCCAGGTCGGCCGGCAGGGTCACGGCGGTCCCGAGCGACCCGGCGCTACCCCGGGTTCCCAGGTAGGTCCAGGTGACGGTCCCGTCGGTGACGGTGTCGCCCTGGGTCGGGCTGCTGCCCCAGGTGGGTTCCACCGAGCCCGTCACCCC